TCTAATGTGCTTTAGTTGTTGGCGGTAGCTACTCTTGATGCTATTCTCTCTTTCCTTTAGCTCTTTAGCTAGGGCGTCGCTAACTTCTTTTTCCATATAGAAAAAGATAAACCTTTAACCTTTCTTCCCTGACTGAAAGAGTTTGAGAAACTAAAGTCGGACCTCCTCCCGTTGCTTGATGAGCTTTTTTAAAAAGCTCTTCTAACAAAATGACAAGTGCTTCTCCTGTTTTTCTCTTTGCTTGAGCTGTTAAGATAAGAGAGGGCTTTTTTGAAGATGTTTTTTTGCTTATACTAGCGGTTG